CATAGTCAGCATAAGGTTGTAATTGACCTTTTGCCTCTCCATACATTTTCTCTTGTTGTCGAGCTGCCTCACTAAGTGCTGCATCTTGTTGCTCTGCAGCGATATCGGCAGAACTATCTAGCCCAGTCATAGGACCCAATACAGGTATATCTCTAGCTAAATCTTGTACTTGATCTGTTGTTGATGCTGCTACGACTTGTAGACCCGTAATAGGATCTAACATAACTGTTGCAGCTGATAAAGGATCTTCGACGATACTGTCGTAAGTTCTTCCCGCTGTCCTTGTTATAGGATTATTTCCCCATGACCAACCCATAATATACCTCTAATGTTCTAACAGTTGCTCTTCAGCCTCTGATATCACTATCAGGTATAGACTAAATATAGTAAACTGTTGTACATACATAGTTAAAAAATCTCTATAATTTTACCCAAGCACCGTTTTGGTATCCCCAAAAGCCAATACTGGTAAAAGTTCCGTCTGTATCTGTTACATAAATAAGCATTCCATCAGCAGCAGTTAATGCGCTCCCAACAGTTGCCGTTATATTAGGGATCGTATAGACTCCCTGTGTATCTGTTCTTAATGCACTCATTACAGCAGTTGTTAACTCATTGATCCAACGAAAAAACAATCCACTCGTAGTGTTAGTATTACCCTCTAATACAGGGGTCTTATAGTTATAAGGACTGACGTTACTCAAGGAGAGCCTCCGCAGTTAGCGCCATATTAAACCATTCTTGTGCTACTGGTGAAGTAGATGTAAGTCTAAACACTATATCTCTACCTCTTCCAAATCTTCTAGACTGTACTCTCTTCGAATACTCTCCAATCTTACCTAACTCTATAATTCTAGTAGTACCATATGTGATACCACCATCTATACTCATCTCTATCTCTATCTTAGGGTTAGTCTCTGCTTCTGTTCCAGTAGCTAAACCAGTTCCTTTTTGTACATCAAACTCTAACTCATGTACTATTACTTCTTTATTCTCATTATAGATATGAGCCATTGTTCTCTGTAACTTAATAACCTCAGTGTCATTAGTATAGCCATCGTTATCATAAAATGTTAACTTAGCCACTCCACCAGACTTAGCAGTAGATACCATGTTCTTACCAAATGCAAAGGCCTGAGCAGTTCCAGGGTGTTGACCGTACGAACCGTCCTCTTCTAAACAAGCTCTCTCATGCCATAAGCCACTCTGAGTATCATACCCAAACGTTGTATTGATATCTGGAATAGTAATTATATAGAAGTAATTACCCTCATCCTGATACGTATACGCTATTACATTCTCGAAAGCAGAGGACTCTCGAATCTTTCGCTCTATTGGATTAGTAGATATTCTTTGTAACTGATATCCTTTAAGTACATACACAATACCATAACCAGCGTCATTACTACCAAGAAAGTATATATCATTATTAATCTTACTAATACTAGCTCTTGATAATGTACCAACCTCTTGAATGTTACCATTGATACGCTCAAAAGGGAAATCAGCATTACCTGAGTTATAAAAGTACTCTATAGTTCTTGTTCCAAAGATTGCTATCTCATTACCAATAGCCTCTATACCTATAATCTTATCAGGATTACTCTCTACTGTACCAAAATCCAAGGCATCAACACAGTTAGCAGGATCTGTTGCATTATTAGCTGATATATAAAATCTATCTGTTGCACCATCGAGCCATATAAAATATGTATCCTTAAAGGTTACATCAAATACTTGTAATGGAAAGTCTGGGTCTGTTATCTCTGTAGTAGTGTTAGCTGTTAAGTCAAAGAAGTATGCCTTATCTGTACCAGTAACTATACACATTACCAATCCATTATCAGATACTACTATGTCACCAAAAGGTGCAGAGCTTGTAGCCTGGGGTCTAGGTAAAAATGTTCCATCTTCAAAGAATTCATTAATAACTATACTATGAGTAGCACCAAATACATCACGTCTAAAGGCAAATAATCTACCATCAGCAGTAGTATGTAATGTACTATAACCTTCATCGTTATTAGGTACAACTACAAGACCAAACTGAGTGAGTCCCGGTACTCTTCTGAGTCTCGTTCTACCCTTACCACCATCTATCTGAGTGACAACAGGATACATATTAACAGACCTTTCGGCGTTAAACTGTAACGATGAGTCCTCGTAAAACCCGCCTGCTAGTGGTATTGATGGCATTATCCAAGTCCTGTAGGTATATAAGTTCTATATTGATTTCCATTACCAAGACCTCTAAAATCTGTAGGGGTAGTAGTGGATTTAGTAGGCATTACATCAGATGCAACAACATGGTCTAATTGATAATCTAATTCATTGTACTTACGCATAACATAGGAGGCAAGGAAACCACATCAGCAGTAGACGTATATGCGCCAAACTGTTGCCAGTCTGTTATGTGCAAAGTATACGATTTACTTGGTGTTGGGTAAACCTCTAAAGTACCAATAGGGAACAAAGGGCTATAATAATAATAGGTAGGCCAATAACTCTGTATATTCTTTTGATGTATGGACTTATACGCGTCATACTGTAACTGAGTTACTCTATAATCTAAGTCTTGTCCACCGGGATCTCTCACGAACATATACTCTATTCTAACAGGTCGAGTAGTATCAAAGTCTCCACCGGGGCCGATAGTATATTTGTTTTGTCCGGGAACTAAGGTAAAGGATGCATCATTTAATGCAAAGCTCTTTAACTTCGACGTGTTCCATGAGTCAATGATACCATTGATCTGAAGTCTACCATCTTTGGCATCTTCTGCACTTAAGTTCTGGCTAGAAGATTGAAGACCTGTGATCATCAATGCTCTGTTTATTATATCACCTACTGTAGCCATTAATAACCACCCATCCTGATACCCGGTTTACTACTTGCTGTCTTCTTTGCTTTTCTTGTCGGCTTCGATTTGTTCTTTGCTGCGACGGGTGCGCTTTTTCTTGGGCTCTTCTTTGATGTTTTCTTTTGCATTGTTAATCAAGTCCTTTGCTGCGCTAAAAGTAAGTTCAGTTACCTTACCCTTTCTCTTATCACAAAATACATCTTTTAATAATTCGTGTTGCTCTTCAGTCTTCACGTGAACACCTAAACAACTTGTCTCACTTGTACTATATATCCATTTATTCATACTATCCTTAAAATAAGGGGGCTATTACACCCCCTAAATGATTAGACTAAGCAGCCCATAATTTACCAGACCACCAAGGAGCAATAGCAGCGAATCCATAAAGAATATCGAGACGAGAGATTGCTTGCATAGTAGTGATGTTTCCATCCATTGTAACTTTCATTGATACACCAAGGCCTTCGTCACGAACGTAAAATTCGTTAGGAGTTCCGATGTTTTTCAAATCTTGAGTTGCAAATACAAATGCATCTTTGTGATAGAATAAGTTTTGATCATATGCTACTGATTTAGTACCAGATACGATAGTCACTACAGCTGAGTCAGCAGGTAATGCACTAATATTCTGATAAGCACCGGCAGCTTCTAATGAAGGAGATACAGGTATTGCCATTGCTCCACCAGATGCAACAGTATCAGCAGTTACGATGAACTGTTGAAGATCTGATTTAGTTTCTTTACTTACTAAGTTAACACGAAATACACCAGCAATAGTGAAGTGAGTTCCTTTAGTAATAGTTTCAGTAGTTCCCCATCCGTCAATATTAAGAATACTTGCAGCTTCAGAAGTAGAGCCATTCATTACAGCATTTGTATCATCAGCATCACCATTCAAGTGACGTGGTAAGAAGTCAGTTTCCCAGAATGTAAAACCGTTAGAGTCTACTAATTTACCTGTTTTGTAATCAGATGATTTAGCAGCCGTAGGGTTAAACAATCCACTCATACCAGCATTCATTGATCCCATAGAATCAGTAGTAAGTACGAAGTGACGATCTACACGAGGTGTGTTGTATTTTCCAAGTAATGCTTTTGCACTAGTAACATCAGAATATCCAGCAGGATCAGTACCCGGAGTACCAATAGAGTTATACGTTGCATCAGCAGCGAACTCAAGTCCTTCACCATCAATTACTGCACACATAGAATCCATAGCAGATTTTAAGTATTCATTAGAGAATAATGCAAGTTTGTTTGCATCAGACGCTAAGTCTTGAGTAAGTTCTTGACTAGTAAAGTTAAGAGCTACATGTTTTTGTGATGTACGTGGTAAGTTAACTGATCTTTCTACAAGATCTTGTATATCGATAGTAGCACCATCAGATACAGTTACACGTTGTGGTTGTTTAATACGGATGGTTTCACCAATATTTGAACCCGCAATAGAAAACGAATCATCATACTGACGATTAAATGTATTTGCGATTACTGAGTCTACCATGAAGTATCTTAAGATCTCTTTAGATACAACGTCCGTTACTTTGATATTATTAGCCATTATATTCTCCTATGAATTTAGCCGAATTGTTGTTTATTCATTATTGCGCAATGCTCTTCAAATGAAGTGACATTACCTATTTGTTTTACAGTCTTAGGAGAACTGCTTTTTGGTGAGCTTGGAGGAGGTGAAGCACTTGAAAGGGTAGGTTTTTTTACTTCCACCGCTTCCATTCTGGCAATTTCACGTATCAAGGACCGTTGATCCAAACCATTGAGTTTATTAGCTAGAGCTGGATCTTTAGCAATATCATGGGCAATTCTCGCACCCGCAGTACTGTTAAGTATCTCACTCTCAAGCATAGGACTAATGTTAGTTGTATTATAAGTCATGTCATCCCTGAATGTAGGATTAGATTTAGCATACTCATCACACTGATCGATAAATGCTTGCTTAGATTGGTTCTGTTGTCTCTGTACGTTTTGTGCAGCAACTTGTCTCTTAGTCTCATACTGAACAGAATCCCTCATATACTCGTTA